CACAAAAAATCAATAGAAGATTTTTTTATAAATAAAAAAACAAACTATACTAGGGTCTATTATGGTAAGAAATACGATATTAACGAACCCAATAATATGTTAAAAAAAATGCTATATTGTTTCAGATTGAATAAAGATATAAATAAAAGTATAGTAATATGTATTTTTAGATTAAAAAATGGACTATATGCTATTGTTACCTATAACGTTAATCTAATACCAAGTCCTATCAATACATATATATGCTATACTAAATATTATATGGAAGTATTGATGTACATATTTAAATTAGAAAGTGAATTAAAAATGGATACAAAACATTCACAAGTTATTAAATATCCCAAATGTTTTTTTAAAAATTTCAATTATATTTATAATTATTTTAATTGGCATAAGCAAGTTGACCTAATCCACTCATAATTCGGAGGATGTTATAGCTTACCGCATATGTTTTCATTTCTGATGTTCTACTTGAAGTATTCAATGTGCTATCTAGCGTTACTTCAATAGAAGAATTGTCTATTCTAGAGAAATTACAAGAACCTGATGGTTGATGGTCTTCTGGGTCAAAGGCGAAACTATATACGTTAATACCTGGTGCTGGACACGATGTATGGTGATTATATGGTTGAATAACATTGAAATAGAATCCATCTCTTTCACTAATACGATCTGTACCATTCAATACAATCTTAGCTAAAGAAACCGGGTTTTTCCCTTGATCGAGCAATCGTGTATTATTGCCACTGGCACCCCAATTACCATAATACGGAGATGCTATAGTTAATCCTGTAGCTACGTCAGTTGTATAAGAATTATGTTGTAATGTGGATGTGGGTCCAATAAATCTATCCAGTGATTTAGATGTATATGGATCGGTGGAGCCATCTGAAGTTGAAGTGTCAACATGATATGTTTTTATTCTATCATAACCTAGAATTTTCTTATTTGCGGCTGTTATTGATGATTTTACAATAGAAATATTGGCAGAATTTTGAGCGCCAGAATACCATTTAGATGATGCTGCATTTCCCAATTCACTTAAATCGGGTTCATATTCATTTTCTATATATGGTAGTGAAATGCCCGATAATCCATTCCATAAATTTTGAGGACGTCTTCCACCAGCCATTCCTGTTCCTGTATATGGTTCTGGTGTTCCTGTAAATCCCGTATAATCATATTCGGTAGTATAATTATAATATTGACTACCTGCTCTAGATTGGGTATAGTCTTGAGAAATAAAGTCTTTTTGTCTAATAACCCATACAAGTTCTTTTACTGGGTGTGTAAAATTCATAGTATAATTTATTTTGGAAGCGCCACTGGAAGAAGTGACTGAACCGATTTGAACTTTTTCAATGAGATATTCGTGGGCACTTTGAGCGAAACGTTTTCTTTCGTCTGTATCTAAATAAACGTAATCGGCGTATAATACTGTTTCTGTAAATTGTGGAATGGAACCGGCACTAAATATACTTGTGCCGATTTGTTGTCTATAATTGTTGGACGATTCGTGTGATCCCCAAATAACATTATTGAGATCTTCAAAATCAATTTCGACAGTCATATCTGCGTGGTTTAAAGCAATTAGTGGTAATGCTAATCCAGGTGTTTTGGTGAACCAGAATTCTAATGGTATATATAATTTGAAAGTATGTGAATTAGATGTTCCATCAAAAATATTGTAATCGCTAGATGCTACTTTGTTTGTAGTATGAATGTGAGTCAAGTTAGGTGTATTTCCCATCATTTCAGCATAAGCTTCTGCTTTTTCGCCTTTTTGTTTTAATTCGTTAAGTAAATGATACCATTCACCATCGTGTTTATCTATTTCTGAGCCACTAATATTAAATGATACTTTTTTTAATAGTATATGACCTAGCCAATTTAACCAACGGAATGCTTTGAAGTCTCCAGATGAACAATTCATTTTTCCTGAATCAATAGTTATTTCTAAATAAAGTTTGTGTAAAAGGTCAGGTCCTTTTAATATATTACATACACTGGAACTTCCAAAGTTAGGTGTGCCATTAAAAGTTAATTTCCGCGATTCAATGGCGAAATTGGTATGACGACGATAAACTACTTTAAAAAAGGTAATTTGTGGGTTTCCAGTCAAATATAAATCCTGGGCGCCATACGCAACTAATTGTAGTAAACCTCCTCCCATTTATATAAATTGAATATTTTATTTCTTTAAGTTATACACTTAAAGATAAAAAAAAAGGAATAATATATTAAGTTTTTTTAAAAAAATTATGGCTTCATTTAAAACTAAAAATAAAAAAAAAATTACATATGATAAGAGAATAACCTTGGAAGCAAAACATAATGAAATTATTAATAATCTTGCAGAAGAAACTGAAAATTATGAGAATAATTCTAATACTTTAGCTATATTGAACCTAAAATTAAAAGAACTCAATAAAGACAAAAAGAAAAACATAAGTGAGATTTTGTCTATAAAAGATAAAATACTAGAAATAAATGAAATAATACAAAAAACTAAATCTCAGGAAATCGATTATTTTTTAGATAATGGCAAATTACTTTTTGATTATTATGAAACGAAAGAAAATGTTTCTAATAAAACAAAAACGATCAATAATATAAAAAATGAATGTGAAACTAAATCTAAATCTAAATCTGTTATGGACTATTTTGGTACTAAAAAATCCAATGAAGAAGTAATTAACAATACAAAGGATAATATTGTTAACGAGTATTTTTTTAATACAGATACGAATTTCGTTAAAACTATTAAAAATGTAAATGTAGATTTTTGTGAAAAATGTCAACTAGAAAAAATATTATATTTATCAGAAGGGAAGGTTATTTGTAAAGGGTGTGGTGATGAAACGCTAATACTTATAGATAGTGATAAACCTAGTTATAAAGATCCACCAAGAGAAGTTACTTATTTTTCGTATCAACGTATAAATCATTTTAATGAATGTTTAGCTCAATTTCAGGCTAAAGAAACTACCGATATTCCACAAGAAGTATACGATAAGATTATATTAGAGTTGAAAAAGGAACGCATTAAAGACATGACTAAACTAAATTCAATAAAGATTAGAGATATATTGAAAAAACTGAAAAAAAATAAATATTATGAACATATTCCACATATTATCAATAAACTTAATGGTGTAGCTCCACCGGTTATGTCACGAGAAACCGAGGAAATATTGCGTCGTATGTTTAAGGAAATCCAAATACCATTTCATAAATTTTGTCCTAAAGATAGAAGTAATTTTTTGTCATATGCTTATGTATTAAGAAAATTCGTAGAATTGCTAGAACTAGATGAATTTATAGAATGTTTTAGTTTATTAAAAGATAGAGAAAAGCTATACGAACAAGATAAAATTTGGAAAGATATTTGTAAATATTTAGATTGGGAATTTATTCCGAGCGTTTAATTTCTATAGATGGTGTTAAGGTTTCTAGGATTACATATGTAATTGCTACGATTGAAACTACCATTAGTATATCATTTAAATTTAGTTTATTTGTATTCATTAGAGACATCAATGTTATTGATAGTAACAATAAAACCTTGACTAATCTTCTTATAAATTCACGAGGGTTAATCATTATTAATATTATAAAATAAAATAAATCACTTGATTATTTAATAATAATATGTTTTTTCATTAAATATATTTAAAGATTTATAGGAATTTTTCTATTACAACAATGACTGAACCAGTTGAAGATTTTCTTGATAGTGATCCAGCAATTTTAGGACAAAATTATGTTTGTTTATCGTTTGTGTCTCCCGAAAAATTTTTGAAGCAAAAGGAAATGTTTTTGTTTCACAAGTATATGCTTGATAAATTTAGAGATTACTCGCAAGTAATTGATGTATTATCAAAAAAACATCTTAAGATGGATGCTGATGAATTGGAAAAATTGTCAGAAGAAGAATTATCGGTGGATGTCAATAAAAAATTAGTAAAAGAACTTCGCGAAAAAGCGAAACTCGAATATGAATATACTTATGACCAATTTAAAACAAACTATGGAGACTTTATGTATAGATGTGGAGAAAGACACATAGAAGCATTTGATAAATCGAATGATTATAAAACATCTACACGAGCATTAAAAATTCGTGGTGTCTATGAAACATATAAAGAAGCTGAAGTTCGTGCGAAATCATTACAACGTCGCGATCAGAGTTTCCACGTATTTGTTGGGACGGTTGGTGCTTGGTTGCCTTGGGATCCAGAAGCAGATAAGGTTCAAAACGAAGAATACTTAAATGAAGAACTCAATACACTCATTAAGGAATACAAGAAGAACCAGGTTCATAAGGATATGCTTTACGAACAAGAAAAGGAAGACCGTCGCAAAGACCAAATGAAAAAGAAAATTGCTGAAGAGGAATTAGAGAAACAAGAAAAGGATAACGCGAAACACATGTCTGCTATTGAAAATAATTTGGAAATGGATGATCCTTGGGTTCAACGGACTAGTGCAGTAACTGACGGTGAAGCACCCACTGACGGTGAAGCAACCACTGACGGTGAAGCAACCAATTAATTAATTTATATATATTATATTATTTAATGAGAAGTTTATCTTTATTTTTACTATTAT